CCAAGCTGAGGGTCGCGGGTTTGAGCCCCGTCTTCCGCTCTCTTGAAAATCAAGCAGTTACAAATAAAGTAGCTGCTTATTTTTTTATATATGCTGAATAACATTCCGCTTTTAGAGCCTTTTAAACCCCTTTAATCTTATCTTTGTATGCAAATTCTATGCAAATTTTCAGATTTGCATAAACTAAAAACATAGATATATGGCAACGGTTAAATTCTACCTTGATAAAAGAAGGCAAAAAAAAGATGGTACTTATCCGATAAAGTTGAATGTATTCCACAACAAACAAATAATGATAGCTACGCAGCTAAGTGCATCGGAAAAAGAATGGAATGGGAATGAATATTCTGTGCGTGCACAAAATTACAAGCCGAGGAATATAGTTGCCCGTGGAATAATAAACAAGGCGGAAACAGTAATATTTACTTTAGAGCAACAAGAAAAGTTGAAATCAACTACAGACAAAGCTTTGAAGAAGTTGATAGAGGACGCTATAAGTAGCAAGGTTGAAAATCAAAAGACGTTTCTCTATTATCTTGATGAATTCGTTTCCAAGAAAACCAATCAGGGGACTAAGTCTATATATACAACCACAAGAAACAAGATTGAGGAATACGATAGTTATTGTACTTTTGAGAGCATGGATAAGTCATGGCTGGAAAACTTTGAAACGTGGATGGCAAAGACGATGAAGGTTAATGCCTACGCTATTCATTTACGGAACATACGTAGTGTATTCAACTACGCCATTGATGAGGAGTACACAACATTGTATCCATTCAGAAGGTTTTCAATAAAGAAAGAGGAAACCCGAAAACGCAGCCTTACAGCAGAACAACTTAGGTTATTGAGAGATTATCCATGTGAGGAATACCAGATTAGATATAGGGATATGTTCATGCTCATGTTCTATCTCATAGGAGTAAATGCAGCCGATTTGTTTAACGCAAAACATTCTGCATTGGTAAATGGTCGTTTTGAATATAAAAGAGCTAAGACGGGGAAATTATACAGTATTAAAGTAGAACCGGAAGCGCAGGCTATAATTGAGAAATACAAAGGGAAGGATTATCTTCTTAATATAATGGACGAATACGGAAATTACAAGGATTTCCTACATCGTATGGGAATAGGGTTAAAACAGATTGGAGAGACAGAAAGGAAGGGATTGGGAGGGAAAAAGAGTAGAAATCCCCTATTCCCTGATTTGTCCTCATACTGGAGCCGCCATACTTGGGCTACAATAGCGGCGGAACTTGATATTCCAAAGGAAGTAATCGCCCACGCGCTTGGGCATAGTTGGGCGAACAGCACAACGACTGACATCTATATCCATTTTGACATGCGAAAAGTAGATAAAGCTAATCGGAAAGTTATCGATTATGTAAATGTTTTTAAGAAGTAATAAGGAAGTGGGGAGATAAATATTTTCGATAATTATACCAGTTATTTCGGATAGATAGGTATGATATTCCAAATAATTACATATCTTTGCGAAAGCATGTCAAGTGGCATGCTTCCCATACTGACGAAAAGACATGAAAAAACTTACAATCAAACAAGAGAATTTTTGCAACTACTACATCGAAAGCGGCAATGCTTCCGATGCTTATCGTCGTGCCTATTCGTGCGAGAAGATGAGAGACAAACAAGTGTGGGAAGAATCTTGCAAATTGTTGTCTAACCCAAATGTAGCCCAAAGGGTTAAAGAGTTGCAGGAAGAACAAAAAAACAAATCGGATATAACTAAAGAACGCATTCTACAAGAATTGTCCGGTATAGCTTTCTCATCCATTGCCAGCATGCACAACACATGGATAGAGCGTAAAGAATTTGATGAACTCTCTGACAAAGAGAAATCAGCAATAAAAAGTATATCTACCAAGATATTGAAAAAAAATATCGGAACAAGTGATGCTCCGGAAATTGTAGATGTTGAATATGTGAAGATAGAACTTTATGATAAGATAAAGGCTATTGAGCGTATATGTAAAATGCTTGGGTTTGATGAGCCTACCGAAATAGAGATGAATACCAGCAAACCCATAAGTGTCGAGGAAGCAAAGAAACTGATAGAAAGGCTATGATGGACGGTGTGCGGTATCTACAAGCATTTTGTATGTCGGGCGTTCTCAATTACACAAAATTTTTCTTTAAAAGTAAAACAGGGCGCAAATTTGTGGTGAGCAGACACCATGAACGCATATGTAATGCGTTGGATGATGTTATTTCCGGAAAAATTCAAAAACTGATAATCAATATTGCACCACGATATGGAAAGACCGAATTAGCCGTAAAGAACTTTATATCATACGGATTGGCACTCAACCCTTCCTCAAAGTTTGTCCATCTCTCATATTCTGACGATTTGGCTCACGATAATTCAGAAGAGATTAGAGACATAGTTAAATCAGAAGAGTATCAACAGCTGTTCCCGTATGTCCAGATAAAGAGAGGCACAGACAGCAAAAAGAAGTGGAGTACCACTGCTGGCGGTGGTGTATATGCGGTATCAACAGGTGGACAGATAACGGGATTTGGCGCTGGAGAGGTGGACGATATAGATGATAAAGAAACAGAAAAAGAAATAGATAGCATATTAAAGGGGGCAAGGTTTTCCGGCGCCATTGTCATAGACGACCCTATTAAGCCGGAGGACGCTTTGTCTGACGTGAAAAGGGAAAAGGTTAACCAACGCTTTGAAACTACTATCCGTAACCGAGTGAACAGCCGAAACACCCCGATTGTAATAATCATGCAGCGCCTGCATGAGAATGATTTGTGCGGCTATCTTATGAAAACAGAGCCAGGGCAATGGACTGTCCTTTCATTGCCGGTCATAGAAAAAGAAGCGGACGGGAAAGAATTTCCTTTGTGGGAATTTAAACACACATTGGATGAATTGCATAATCTTAATAGAATAAATCCATTCGTCTTTGAAACACAATATATGCAGAACCCTACACCTATAGAAGGTCTTATGTACGGTACATTCAAGACTTATAGGGAAATACCATATACCAACCGTGCCATTCGGAAAAATTATACCGATACCGCAGATACGGGCAGTGACAGATTATGTTCCATAGATTATGTGGATACAGAAATAGGCAACTTTATTTTAAGTATACTGTATACGGACGCTCCTATGGAGGTTACGGAGCCGAAAGTTGCAACCATGCTTGCTAAGGACGGAATAACCGTGGCTAATATCGAAAGCAATAACGGTGGACGTGGTTTTGCCCGAAACGTAGAGCGGCAATCACGCATAATGGGCAATAATGAAACAGAAATAAAATGGTTTCATCAGTCGGGGAATAAGGAAGTTCGAATATTTACCCGCTCCGCTGAGGTTATGAATCTTACATATATGCCGGAAGGTTGGGAAGTGCTCTTTCCTGAATTTTATGCAGAGATAAAATCTTTTAGGAAGTTCGGGAAAAACGCACATGATGATGGGGCAGATGCTCTTACCGGAACCGTAGAAAAACGCGGAGATTTTGAATATGACAGCTATGAGGCTGCGACAGTCGCATTTTCCGGCATTCCAATTGTAGAAATACATCCACTGCTTAATGGGCGTTTTCTGTATGCGAAAGCGTATGTTGTACATGATACAATATATGTGGACGATGCGTATATAGGAGAATTGATTCCCATCAAAGAAATCGCCGCGCTGGTCGCTGGTGCCGATGTAAACATTGAGACTTCGCAGGCGATGCTTCATTATATACGCGATTATAGGGCTGAAATAGGTGATGTGTGGGCAAGGCAAGAAAATACAGGAAAACTTTCTTATATTGAAGCATTTAAGGGGCTAATTCGAGATTTTAAATTCAAGAGGGATAATAAAATGTCCTTATTTATGCGTAATCTAATGGACTATGACGGCAAAGATGTCTATGAAGCAATGTATGTATTGTGTTGTATAGCGGATAGAGTAAAAAGAAAATCAAAAAAATAATCATAAAAATGATGTTTGTTATTTGGAATTAGTCTAAATAATATATATATTTGCACACGTAGGGTCACTACAAGCGTGTGAAGTTGCACGCAACCGTTTAATGGACTAAAACACTAAATATATGGGAGTGGCCGCATTTATTTGCTGTCACTCCTGCTTTGTATATGGGCATATTTACTAAATTTTGGAAGCCAGAGAATAAAAAGTCTATTCCGATGTATGATAATGTAAATCGGGTAGAAAGAGATGCAGCAGGAAACTACTGGTTTTTGTCCGATTTGTTCGGAAGGCGTTCCAAATGGAAAGTGTATTATGACATGACTAACAATTTGGATAAAGCCGGAGCGCTTGTTTCCTGTACGCCTTTCTTCACTGTAGTTGATAAAATCGGCTCTATGATGTCCCGTGGTATTCCTTATGTGGTAGATAAGGATGGAAATGAAAAAAGGACATTTGCCGATATACGTAATATACTCAACGCTCCCAATCCGCTGCAAACATTCTCTTCATTTATAAAGCAAATTGAAATATGTCTTAAGGTATTCGGCTATTGTCCAATTGTTCTTGTTAGAGCGACAAAAACAAGCACTCCTAAGGCAATGTGGATAATTCCACCTGAGATTTTCCATATGGAAGGAACCGGTAAGGTGTTTCGCCAATACGAACTGAAAAATATTATATCAAGTGTATATATAGACTGTAACGGAACTCGATTAGAGTTGGAGGATTATGAATACCTTGTAATATATGACAGCAATATAGTAATAAATAGCGGTGCGACTGCTGATGTCAAATTTGAGTCCGTTTCAGATAGCCTTTCTCAGCCTATATCAAACTGGGTAGCTTCTATGTCTGCAAGCCATACATTGCTTGTAAATGGTGGTCCTAAAGGCGTGCTCTATAATGATTATACTGACCAGATGGGAAATGTTGCCCTTTCCTCGGAAGATGAAAAGGATATAAAGGACAGATTTAAACGTGATTATGGCTTAGTAAACAAGGAATATCCCATTTTGGTGACACGTTACAAATTAGGATGGCTTCCTCTTGATTTTAATGCTGATGAATTAAAACTTCATGAAGAGGATAAGAGGTGTACAGATAAGATTGCCAATGCAATGGGTATAAATGCCAATCTTTTTACGGACGCCAAATACGACAACCTTGAAAGTGCCGGGAAAAAGGCTTATCAGGACGTAATCATTCCAGATAGCCGAAAGATAGCAGAATGTCTTTCAAAAGCCATATGTCCGGAAGGTGTTTTTATTAAGATTGATTTTACAGATGTTGAATGCCTTCAAACCAATAAGGAGACAGAAGCCAATACATTGGTTAAAGTTGCTGATGCCTTACAGAGATTGATAGATAAGTCTTTGATAACACATGATGAGGCACGTATAGAAGTTGCAAGATACATAGATATTGACCCGGATAATCCAAAAGGAGATTTTGATAGCAATGCAGCAAGCAGTGCATCTGTTGAAAATAACGTCAATAACAGTAAGGAAAATGGAAACAATGACAAATAAATACAAAGATAAGATGGGGATGCAGTATAAATTGTTCTCCATAAACTCGAAGGATGTCCAATATAGCCCCGAAAGCCGGACTATCAGCGGATACGCTGCTGTATTCGGAAACATGGATAAGGCTCATGATATTCTATTGAAAGGTTGCTTTTCAAAAAGTATCAATGAAAGAGGGCCGCAAAGCCAGGCAAATGACAAAATTATACTCCTTTGGATGCACGACATGTCAGAGCCTTTGGGATTTATTACAGAATTGAAAGAAGATGATAGAGGGCTTTATTTTGAGGCGCGCATTGATGAGATTGAACTTGGAGATAGGGCCATAAAACAACTTGAGTCAGGCACGCTTAATCAATTCTCTATTGGTTATGAGTATGTATGGGAGAATTGCGAATGGGATTACGAAAAAGAAGCCCTGATTGTTAGAGAGGTTAAGCTGTATGAAATATCGGTGGTATCAATTGGCTGTAATGGAGAAACCGAGTATTTGGGGTTGAAGTCAATTGAAGACTACGAAAACGCTTATAAGGATTTAAGCGGTGAAATTTCCTTGTTATGTAAAAATATGAGTACAACCAAGCAACAGCGTTTGCAAAAAATTATAGCCAAAGCAATGTCACTTGCATCTTTTAGGCCGGACGGTGTTATACCTGCTCCACCCAAAGGGATGGAAGCCGGCAGTAATGGCAAAACGGAAGAAAAATCATTATGTAATTTATTAAAACTAAAATCGGTATGAAATTAGGATTTTTAGAACTTATGGACACATCCGGCTTGTCCGAAGAAAACAAGAAGTTTTTTGAATCTTTGGACGAAAAAATGGGAGAAGCCTTTGAAAAACAAGTGAAAGGCTATCTTGCGGATGAAGTGAAATTGGAAGATTTGCGTAAATCCATAAAGGATGCCGCTGATTCCATAAATGACATCAAGGAAAAGGATTTTGCCGGCATTGACAAAAAGACTTTTGAAGAGAAGGTTAATGAATTGGAGAATGCCATTTTACGTGTAAAGGCTTCTACCGAAGTAGGTAAAAACGGGGAGGTAAAGATTAAATCTGTTTATGAGCAGCTACACGAACAGCTCAAGGAGTATATTGCTGCGGACAAGAAGGGCGTTATGTCTCTTGATTTGAAATCGGCTTGTCAGTCGGCTCCCGGCAATAAGTTGGGATTAAATCTTGTGCTGGAAAAGAAAGACGCTGCAACTATTACTTCCGGGTCCCTTGCTCCGCATTACGGACTTGAAGTTGACCCAAATTTATCAGTCAATCCGAGAGCGCAAACCGTCATTAGAAAATATGCAAATGTATCAAGCACAAATAATAGGGCTTTGGTTTATGCGGAATATACAAGCAAGGACGGAGATGCTGCATGGGTTCCTGAAGGTGGGCTAAAGCCTTTGATGGATGCGACATTGACAGAAAAAACAATAACCGCTGCCAAAGTGGCTATTGCTGCTAAATTTACAGAGGAAACGCTGTCGGATTTTCCCAGCTTCGTCAATGAAGTTGAAACGGAAATGGTAAATAAACTTGGAATCAAAGAAGAGCAGGGAATTTTGTCAGGCAATGGCTCTGGTGGAGAAATAAAAGGCGTTGCATCGGATATGCCGGCATTCTCTCTCTCTACTTTCTATGTTGAGAAGCCAAATATGTTTGATGCTCTTGTGGCTGCATATTCGCAAATTGTATCCACCAGCGAAATGGCTTATCGTCCGAACCTTGTACTGATGAACCCATTGGATTACGCGTCCATGCAGTTGGCTAAGGATGCTAACGGTCAATATCTCCGCCCATTCCGATATGGAGATGAATTGATTCAGGGATTGCGTGTAGAAACGACCACAGCAGTAAAACAAGGAGATTTCATCATGGGTGATTTCTCATACTTGAATATTCGTGACTTGTGGGTATTGTCTATTACCTTAGGATGGGAGAATGACGATTTCCGCAAGAATATCGTGACTGTAATCGCAGAGAAGAGGCTGATGTGTTATATCAAGTCGCAATATAAGACCGCATTTGTAAAGGACACATTCTCTACTGTAATAGAAGGTATCACTCAAGAAGCATAAGGAGAATAATTATGGGAAAAGAATATAGAATAAACCTGACTAAGCGTTATAACGTAACATTTGTCAAGGATGGTGTGAAGTATAAAACAGGCAATGAAGTTTCAGTCGGAATGGCTCTTGCGAGCAAGTTTTATGCCGAGGGTAAAATTGAAGCGACAAACGAACTGATTAATGATGCCAGAGCGTTGGGTTGCGAGGAGTTGTTCACTAAACGTAAATCTGCGAAAAAAGATACGGTATGATAATTGACTACGAATCTTTCACCGGGTTGCTGAGTGTCGGGATAAATCCTGACACTGGCGCTCCCTCTATAACAAGAGATGCGGAGTTGGGCAAAATAGAATCATATATTTCCGTATATGAACAGGAATATTTGATTCGTATACTTGGTGAGGATATGTGTAAGGCTTTTACCGATTATCTTAATTCAAAAGAAGATGGCGTTGATGATAAATGGGATAGGCTGCTTGCTATTTTATCAGAAAAATACAGCCCTATTGCTTGCTATATATTTTTCAAGTATATAGCGGACGGTAATTACAGCGTAACAAATGTGGGAACAGTAACTTCTGCCGACGGAGATGCTGTTTCTCCACAAGTTTTGCAAATTAGGGCATGGAATGATATGGTAAATATGAACAAGCGTGTTTATAAACTTTTGCAAGGAAAGGAATATGCTGGTGTATGTTTCAATCCATGTATGTTGCGTAAAATAAACTGTATGGGAATATGAAGCCGGTAAATGATATATTTGCGGACATTGTAAAAAAGGTATCGAAAAGATACGGAAGCAATGTGTCGTTTTTATTCGGAGACTGGGCCTACATAAGCAATCAATTAACTTTATGGGGTAAAAGTCCCAAAACAAGTAAATTGAAGTTTCCTATAATATGTCTTTATTCTCCGTTCACGGAAGATAGAAGTTCTGCCGAGACAGAGGTTAGCCTGGAGTTTATTATTATGGTAAACACTTTGAAAGGGTATTCGAATGAAGACCGGCAAAAGACTTCCTTTGAGCAGGTATTGCGACCTATATACAATCTTTTCTTGGATGAAATCAAGAAAGACATAAACATTGTCCGTAGTTACAATGATGTGGTTCCACATTCCTACATTGAAAACTACAGATATGGCAGGGTTGGAGTTATAGGAGAAGACGGGAAGCCATTCAGTGATTTTATTGATGCTATCGAGATGAAAAATGTAAATTTAACCATTAAAGAAGTAAAATGTTATGGCAACAGATTATAGAAAGTGTCCGGGCGTTGCAACTTTTAATACAGGTAGTTCCGTGTGTGTGCTTGACCCCGGTAAAATAAAAGCTATCATACTGACTATTCACGGTCATAAGATACCTACAGAGAAAACAGCGGAAGCCTTTGAAAAGGCTTGCCATGCAGACCGTCCGGGAAGAATATTCCCTATCAAAACGATTGTGGAATATGCACCTTCCGGTGGAGAGGCTCAAACTTCTGCTACGGGATACGGCCCTACTAAAATCACAAGCTATTCAGCTAAAAATGATGTATGGACTTTGCAGGACTACGATGCCAGCTTGAAAGCAAACATCATGGTGGCAAAGAATGTGGCATTTGATGCTTATTTTGTAGATGAGAACAACGTCATTTACGGAATGAATGACGGTACGAAAGATTTGGCAGGCATTCCACTGTCCGGCGTTTATCCGGGCGGTCAGGATTGGGATTCTTCCGGTACAGAAGCCAACTTGACTATCGCAACCATGTTCAAGGATTACGAGAAATATATCAAGAATGCGGATGTGAGAGCTTATGATTTTGATGTCGTTGACGCATTGAAAGGGTTGGTTTATGTTGATTTGGTATCAACGGAAGACAAAAAATACAAACTTATAGAGCACTTCGGGAAGCTGGATATTACGGAGTACTATGGTGAGTTGCTACAAAAGAATGCAACTACTGCATTACCCAATGCAACAGATGTTTCTTATGCAAACGGCATTATAACAATAAACGAAGGTACTGCGGAACTTGCATCTCCCTCTGTATTGCAAGAAGCTGGAATTACGGGTATTGAGGCTTGGACATGATAGTCGAAGGAATCTCATTTAATGAAGAAAGGGTAAAGAGTATGAAGAAGAGGGACTTCATAAATATTTATAAGAATGTGTTTTTTCTTGACCGACCGCCCGAAGAAAGGGAGAAAACCCTTTCGTCCATCTACGATGATATAGCATCTTCCGGTGCGGCAAGACAGAAAAAAGATGATTGTATATTATGATGGTGGTATCGTTTAATTAGGGGCGTTCATTCGCCCCTAAATTGTCTTGACTATGGCTAACATTATTGAAGCAGAAGAAAATTTCAGACGGTTTGCTACCGGATTTGAACCGATGATACGGGATATTATGGTAAAAAACAGAGAAGAAGTTTCCCAATATATTGTAGAACAACTATGGTCAGGTATTAACGGAAATGATAAACCATTACGCCCTACTTACCTTAATGACCCGTATTTCAATACCAAAGAAGCGGGGTATTGGTATAAGAACGCCAAAGGCTATGCTGCTTTCAAGCAAAGGGTAGCCCCGCTTATGTATTCTTCGCTGATAAACGCTCCTGTAAGTTCAAAAGGGACGCCAAACCTGATAATTACGGGTGAATTTCACGATTCTATTACAGCCGTACCGATAGATAAGGGGCTAAGGATTGAAAGTGTGGGGATAAGCTTTAGCGGTGATATAGAAAAAAAATACGGACAGGCGATTTACAAGGTCGGTTCTTATGCGAGAAAGGCATTCATGGAAAGGCATATAAAGCAAGGTATTGCGGATTATTTTAGAAAATTCGGTTTATAATGGGATGTGCGTGTGAAAACAAAAAGAGAATGGCAGATATAGCCAAGATGCGTTCGCTTGCAAGAAAAGCCGCAAAGATGGAGGGGAAAGTATATATCCTTTATGAGAAAGACGGGGTTTTCAATTTTTGCCCGAGAGGCGAAATGTTCAACGGGAAACTGATTGAATATGTTTGGTTCTGATATTAAAAAAAGAACACTGTTTTTTGTATAACCCCCGTAATTTTTCTGCCTTTAAATTGAAAAATATTAAAAACGGAACAAAGGCGGGATAACTCCCGCCTTATACAATCATTTTCTGGTTATTATACTCATGTGTGGGTATTTGGTTTCATGAATTGTCGGCTTCTTGAGCTTTTCTCCTTTGAGTTCTGCAAGTTCCGCCTTGACTTCCTTAAGTTCGTTCAATAAATCCGTATATCCTTCCGTCAATCGGAGGATGTGTTGCATCATTGCTGTGCTGATTTCCATAATAGATGAATATTTGTTTTAGTCGTTATTCCTGCCATCTGCCCGCCAGCCGTATTGCTGACGGGGTATCATAACGTGAACGTTGGTCGAAACCTCAACGTGCATCTATGCTTGGTTACGTGGCAATATGTTTTTGGGTATAGTTATAGCTGTACGTCATTACTCCGTACCTGTAAATGTTTATGCTTCAATGCTATTTGATTTTTGCAATTTTCCCATCAGAAGGCTTTCCGCCAAATAGATGGTTGATGTAGGCAAGACCTTTTGGTTTGCAAAACACCTTTTGGCATAATATGTCAGGGTGGTTGTCTCTGCGTATTGGCGGCAACAGCGTCATTTCAAAGTATCCTGCGTCAATATACTTTTGTTTCGGTTCGTTCCTGTCTTTGAAGAATATGCCCGCATCCCTTAGCTTTCCGAAAAGGGTGTTTCTCCCAAAACCGAGATTGAGTATCTTTGCGGCTTGACCTATGTCTACTTTGCCCTCTGCTTTGAAGGCGGCTTCGGCGAAGTCGGCTTTAGGCTGGAGTTTGGTAATCTTTGCATCTTTCTGCTCGATTTGCTTTTGTTGCTGCTCTGTTTCAATACGGAGTTGTTCCTTTTCCTTTTCAGAAGCTACTAACGCTTCCAATGCCTCAAGATAAGTTTGTGGAGTCTTGATAACTTTTTTCTCATTTTCGAGGTATTCTAAACGGTTGATTATTCTTTCACGCAGAACCGCATCATAACCTGATGCAAGAATAAGACAGCCTTTAGGGGTGAGATTAAAACAAGGACTTTGCCTATTAGACTTGTCAGTGTAAGAGGTCTCCACAAAATTGTGGGCAGCTACTCCTTGTTTGAGTAAGTTCCTTATGTCTCGTAAGATAGCATCATGCCTTTTACCCGTGACCTCTGCTATTTGAAGAGAGGTCATACCTTTCTGATTTGGAATTAACTCATTCGTTGTGTCAAGCATATTATAACGAATTATGATAAAAAGAAACCCTCCGTAGGTGTGCTTGACACAACATACGCAGGGCATAGAAGTCGCAGATTGTTTCCTTTCTGCCACCTTAGAGGGTTTCCCAATATCTTGTACAAAATTTGTTCGCTTTATTTTGCCCAAGAGTTATTATGTTGTATCAAGCACCGCAAAGATAGCCCTTATCTTTGAAATAGCAAACCTCTTATTGGAAAATTAATTATTTGGATTACTTTTTTCTTATTTTTGATTGGTCGCCCGAAATATTGTATTATATTTGCTGTACAATATAATACAATGTAATGCAAATAATAATATGGAAGCAGTAGTAAGAAAACAAACTTCGTTCCGCTTGCGTGAGGATTTATTGCAAATCTTGCAGGAACAGGCCAAAAAAGCAAACAGGAGTTTGAATAATTTTGTAGAGAGCACTTTAATGGACGCAATGTACTCAGTACCTAACGAGGAGACGATTGCCGCTATAAGGGAAGCACGTGCGGCAAAAAATAAGGAAACGTTTGACAGTGTAGAAAGTTTAATGGAAGAACTTAGGAAGTGAAAAAGAAACTGCATCCGACAAGTCAATTCAAGAGGGATTTTAAACGTATTCAGAAATTTCCTAAAAAGGTGGCAGCTTTTGAATATATTGCCAACCTCCTTATCAATGACTTGTCGATACCTAAAGAATATAAGCCCCATTTATTGAAAGGGCAATATAAAGGTTGTATGGAATGTCATATAGAGGATGATTTCCTTCTAATTTGGATTGACGGAGATATAATCGACTTGCTTAGAATTGGCAGTCATTCTGAATTGTTTTAAAGGGAATAATTTGTTAGATTGTTTGCTCCATCCTTTATGGTTGGAGCTTTTTGTGTTTTATATGCAATAAGAAACACTGTAATAAAGCAAAATAATATAATGTTTAATTAAAATTAAAGACTTAACTTTGCCGCACATTAATTAACTAAATACATGCCTTATGAGTAATAAAATATTTTTTCTACTTTCTCTATTTTGTGTTCTTATATCCTCCTGTGAGAATGAAGATGATATGGTAACATCTATACTTTTAGACAAGTCGGATATGACTTTGAAGCCCGGAGAAACTTATCAATTTACGGTAAAAGGCTCTCCTTCTAAAGCAAAGTTGCCTAAAATTAATTGGGGGATATATCCTGTAAATGCAAACAATCATTTAGCAAAAATAGATTCACACGGGAAACTAACAGCCTTGAAGCCAGGGAACTTTACAGTAAATGCCTGGATTGGAGATGATGATATAACGGATTTGTTATATATTGATAATGCAGTAATAAAGGCTGTGTGTAATGTGACGGTTGAGCCTATAGAAGCTACTGGCATATCTATAGATAAGAAAGAGATTGTGTTTAATGGAGAACAAAGTTTGATTTTGGATGCTTCTATTGAACCTCAGGGTGCTACGAAGAAACTGGTCTTTTGGGAAATAGATAATTCGGAAATTGCAAGTTTAGAATCAGGTAAAGACAATTCGGTTATTGTAACAGCGCTAAAGGCAGGAGAAGCTACAATTACAGCACGTGCAGGGTTTGAATCTTCTATAACTTCAACATGCAAAGTGAAGGTTAATCCTGTTGTAGCACAAGGTTTTTCTTTGAAAGAAAATGAAAAAAATGTAAGGGTGGGAGATGTTTTTACTATAGAATCAATAATCACTCCTGCATATGCAACAAAAGAAAACATAGCATGGGAGATTTCTGATGTAAATATTGCAAAGATTAATGAAGACAATAGTATATCTGCCATGTCTCCTGGAAAATGTATAGTTAAGGCTATTTTGGGAAATACAGGGTTAGAGGCTACTTGTGAGCTGACAGTAGAACCCATTTTATTGGAATCTATAAGTTTTGATAACCTTACATATAAAATTGAAGTTGGAGGACAAAAACAGTTAAATGTTGTGTTTACACCAGAAAACGCAACTAATAAGAATGTGATATGGACTTCATCCGATCCTGTGATTGCTCCGGTTGATGAAAATGGAGTGGTTTTAGGGAATACATCAGGAAGAGTACAAGTTACGGCAACGTCAGAAGATGGCGGACATGTGGCAAACTGTACTGTTTATATTGTGTCATTAGGAAATATGATGGATGTTTATTTCCCTACGTCTTCTTTGATTATTAATTCGGGATATTATACGGGCGTTATGTCATGTGCCATAAAGAACAATAGCTCAAAGACTATAAAACTTACGAAGTTTCAAGTTTTTTCTACTGGAAGCGGTAGTGTTCCTATTGAGATTACTGATGAGGCGAAATTAGGATATTTATCTTCTGGAGAAACAAGAATTTTACAGTTTAGATTATCACATGTTTATGAGCCAGGATTTAAGTGGGAGTTTGAATGTGATGGTCATTATTTTTCTGCTTATGGAAGTTATAAACAGTAATTTTTAATGTTAAGTAATCATTAGGTTAAGCGGAGTTTCTCCGCTTTTCTTGTTTTGTGGCATATCGTTTGTTATACCGATTATGATAATATTGCCACGATATTATAAATATGAGAAAGCATGGGAAAAAGAAGTGATAAGCTATTTATAACCAGTCTAAATTACAAAGATTTCCGTTAAAAATATTGTCAAAATGATTTATTAGGAATTACTTTGCAAACAAAACTTAAAAAATATATATTTGTATGAAAAAGATTTTATTGCTATTAACTGTGTTGTGTTATTGTATATCTATGAGTTCCCAAGTTATGAGGGCTGAGGAATTGGAAAAATATGCAAAGGAGAAATATGGGGATAGTTGGGTTGAAGCAGCAGAAACGCTCTCATCTCAATTAACTCTTGATAAAAACAATTCTTTAACCTATACACAAATAGTAGATTGTGGAAAAGCCACAAAAGAACAATTATATGTAATTCTGAATTATTGGTTTACTGCAACATTTAATGACGCAAATTCTGTAATAAAATTAAATGATAAGGAATTAGGAACTATAATTGGAGAAGGGTTTGTGGATGGTATATCCGAACACTTAGGAGGAATGAGCCGATACAAGGTGAGTATTACTCCTATTATAAAAGTTGACATAAAAGATACTAAGATACGTATTACTTATACCCTTCAATATTATAATATTATAAAAGTTATAGGAGGTGGAATAATATCTGCATTTTCAGATGGAACTCAAAGACCGCAAACAAATATAGAAAAATGGCCTATTGATACGTGTTATCCATTCGCAGAAAAAGATAAGCATAAAGCAAAAAAAACATCCTCCAAGGCATTGGTTATGGCTCATGCCTACTCAAACGTTATTATGGATAAGATTGAGGAAGTGGTTAAAAACGGACTGGTGGGAAATGAAAATGACGATTGGTAAATAAAAATATCTATATATAATTCCGTTTTATCGCCTTACTTAGGTTATTTCCAAATAATAAAGCCAGATGTAATGTCTGGCTTTTTCTTTTTCTCTTCCCTTTTCTGATTTTCATTTTTGCCTTTCTTATTTAGAAAATTCTAAATAATTCAATATCTTTGTATCACCATGTGATGTTGCATGGCACTCAATATTAGGACTTATGGCAAACGAATTTATAATTACCGATTTAGTCGACAAAAAAGCCGTACAACAATTAAAGGAACTCCGTCTTGAATTTGATAGTACAAAAGGGTCTTATGTGGAGCTTGCTAAGGAGTTGGCGCAAGGAGTAAAAACTAATCCCAAAACATTTGATGAACTTTCCCAAAAAGCACGTAATTATACCTCGCTGTTGGAGAAATTGAATAAGACGCAAGAAAATATGGCATCTATTCAGGCAAAACAACTTACCGTGCTACGTCAAGTATCCCAGCAACTAAATTCAATGTCATCTTTGCAAAAGTTAAACCTTTTGTTCGAACAGTTCGCCAAAAATATCAAGAATGCAAGTGATATGCTTGCCGGATTATCTTCCGCATCCAACCAGGTGTCTTCGGCGCAGGATAATGCGGCTAAAAGTACCCAAACAGCAAGTAATATAATAAGCCAGGCATCCACTCAATTGCAGGCGGCAAATATGAACTATGCCGCCATAATCGACACCGTACAGGCATATGATGGCGAAGTTACCAAGCTAACGGCTGATACCATAGCCAATAAAGAAGCTATGAAGCAAATTTTTGCAGATATTAGAGCTCTTGGAAAATCTTATAAAGACGGGGAAATTACTTTGTCTGAATATATAAGGCAGTCTTCGCTATTAAAACAAAGGCATACGGAACTGATGGCGCAAAATCAGCAATATTCGACTTTGATAAAAAATCATTCCACGGCAATTATTTCAGCTTCCGGCAGCTATTATGAAATGAATGCCGCCATGCTTGAGTTGCAGAAAAGGTATAAGGCGTTGAGTGAAGCTGACCGGGAAAGTAGTGTCGGGAAGAATTTGATAGCGCAAGCCAATGCTTTGAATAATAAGTTGAAAGAAATTGACTCTCAATTTGGGAATTATCAAAGGAATGTAGGTAATTATGCGTCCTCTTGGAATGGGCTTAATGTTCAGACGCAGCAGTTATTGCGAGAGTTACCGTCTTTAACAATGAGTTTCAATCAATTCTTCCTTGCCATATCCAACAACTTGCCAATGTTTGTGGATGAATTAAAAAGAGCAAGTGAAGAGTTTAAGCGGATGAAATCCGAAGGACAAACTGCGGTTCCGGTATGGAAACAACTTCTTGGCAGTTTATTTTCTTGGCAATCAGCACTTGTAATAGGTATAACATTATTGTCTGCGTATAGTTCGGAGATTATAGATTGGGTTGCGAGTTTGTTTAGAGGAAAGAAGGCATTGGATGAAATAATTTCCGTTCAAGACAAATTAAGGACAGCTCAAAAAGGAGCTATTCGTGATACAATAGAAGAACGTATCAAATTAGAACTATTATATAAGGCTGCCACCGATAATAAAAAAGCTATGGAAGAGCGTATCGTAGCTGCAAATGAATTAAAAAGTACTTTCCCTAAATTATTTGATAATTATACAAAAGAACAAATAATGACGGGGAATGCAAAAGACGCATATAGATTATTAACAGCACAGATTATCGCTACTGCCAAAGCTAAACGGGTAATGAATGAAGTGACAAAAGCCGCAACAAATTACGAGGAAACCGAGTTTAAACGGCTTAATCAAGTTTATACTGTCGAAAAAGCACGTGCAGAATATCAAAAGTTTGTAGATACGGGATTATCGAGAACAGAAGCAGGTATAGATGCAAAAAAGAAGCTTGAAGCGGAAGAAGCAACTTTGAAAGCTTTAAAAGAGCAAAGTATTCAGTATAAGAACCAAATGAATGATTTGGAAAAATTAGTAGATGTAAAAGCATTGGTTAATGACCCGGGTAAAAATAATAAAGCTTATGACGATGAAAAAAAGAAAGCGGAAGAATACGCTGAATATATCAAGAAGATAACAGAGGATTTATCCAAATCTAAAATAGAATTGATAGCTGACGGTAGAGAAAGAGAAATAGCTGAAATCAGTAAGGAATACAATGATAGGATTAAAGAGATAAAGGGTAGGACAGACGAAGAAATAGAGCTTCGGAAAAATCTTGAAACGCTGAAAGGAAAAGCCATTGCGGAAATAAACGATAAATACGATAAAGAACTGCTTGAAATAGAAAAAACAAATCTTGAAAACAGATTGGCTTCCATTGGGGAAAACTCGAATGAAGAATTAGACAAAAGGCTTAATCTCCAAATACAACTCAATAATATGATGCGTGATGCGGAAATAAAGGACGCTGAAAAGAATGGAGAGGATGTTGTGGCGATACGCATGAAGTACATGCAACGGGAAAATTCTCTCATAATGCGAAACCTCCAAGAAAGAATTAGGTTGATTGAGGCAAATACTGATAAGGTAGTAAACGAGCAGGAAACATCCGCCTTGAAAGAAGCTAATATCATAAAAAAACAATATGCAAATGGCGAAATAAGCAAAGAGGATTACGAAAAGAAATTATATGATATTGGGGTTAAGTATGCTAAGGCGCGTCTCCAGACTCTTCTTGCGGAAGCAAAAGCAGAAATGGCGCTTGTTGATATTAACAGTGAAAAGGCTAAGGAATTACTAGAAAGGATTGATAAAATTCAAGCGCAAATAGATGAACTGAATTATGACGATGTCAATAAAAAACAAAAAGAATGGATATACAAATTTAAGAGTGGTCTATCAGAAATGAATGATGCGGCAAGAGATACTCTTGGTGAAACGGCAGGAATATTTGAGGGATTATCTGATATAATGGTAGGGGTAGCAGAGAAAGGAAAATTGACTTTTAAAGGAACGGCAGAAGATGTGATAAAAAGTTTTGGATACCTCTTAAAAAGCGTAGAAAAAATCGTATTTGGTATCACTTCGTTAATGACCGATATATATGATGCCCGGATAGAAAACGTTGAAAAAGAACAAGAAGCCAACGATGAAGCATACGATAAAGAAATAGAACGTATAGAAGCCCTTGAAGAAAATGGTGCAATTTCCACCGAAGAGGCAGAAGCTCGCAAACGTGCAGCCGAAGATAAGACAGCCGCCAAAAATGCAGAGCTGGAAAAGAAAAAAGCTGCATTACAAGAGAAGCAAGCCAAATGGGATAAAGCAAATTCTATTGTTCAGGCAGGAATAGCAACCGCTTTAGCTGTGACAAAAGCACTTCCAAATTTAGTTCTTGCTGCATTAGTCGGTGCTATGGGAGCCGCCCAAGTAGCCCTAATAGCAGCCCAACCCATTCCCAAATATGCCAAAGGAACAAAAGACCATCCCGGCGGTTTGGCAATAGTAGGTGATGGCGGCAAGAAAGAGGGTATCGTAACTAATAACGGGCTTTTTATCACTCCTGATAAGCCGACATTGGTAGACCTTCCGGCGCATGCGCAGGTAATCCCTGATTTGTCATATATCTATGACCGTAGAGGACTTACATCGGATTATGGTTTATTGGAACAAAAGCTAAAGAATATGAGAGAAGAGGGGATTGTTGTTAATGTAAACAACGATTACAGCCGACTTGAAAGAAAGATGGAAAGCAATACCAAACAATTGCAGAACATTGGTCGGATTATGAAGAAAGCCAACCATATCGCGGATTATAATTGGATTTCAAGCAGAGTATAAGATATGATATATAATGACTTAAACAAAATATGCCTTTCCCGCTTTATAGACATATTCCTGGGGGATATTGATAAGGTTGTTCAAGGCGGAAGATATAGTATCAGAGAAAAGGCTTTGGCGGCCGAGAAGCTATGCAATGAATACTTATCAATAATAGGGGGAAAGTCTGTTTCCGCTCAAATAAACCGGAAAAATGAAGTGCTGAAAATTCAAATCCGATTAAATTGTCTTGCCATATGTCAGGAACTCATTTCTTCCGGAAACTGGAGTGATGCTGTAGAAGTCATGTCTGCTTTGGGTTATAAATTCAGAGAGGACGAACATGATAAGATAAAGAACCGGATAAGCAGCGTTTCCGCTTCTGACAATTACCGCCTTGCAAAATTGCAGGAAACATCTCCGGATATAGGGAAAATAAAAATGGATAGGGAATATTTTACCAAAGAACGCGTTTCTTTAATGTCCCATGTAAAAATGCACATTGATGAAAACACGTTCTCCGCCAAAGAATATGCCTATATGGTCAGGCGTATGTGTGATGACATAGATGCTATGATACGTTCAACTTCAAAAAAGAAATAGATATGTATTACAGATGTGAACTGTTGATAGGCGGAATGACATATGACGCCACAAATGAGCTTGTTAATTGGGACGATGTAGAGATGTCTTTCAAGAGAGGGGATTATGACGGAGTTGTTCGTAGTTTTTCCACAAAATTTGAGTTTACCAACGGCGCTTATTCGCTATTGCTGAAAGAATATTTGTCGAATTACCTGAACTCATCTGCAACACTCGTGTTTTATACCCGGAATAACTCATGGCTGTTAAATGAAAAGTTCAGATGTGCTTTGGACTACTCCACATTTTCCTACAATGATACGACGTGCGAAATAAATGCCGTCGACAACAGTCTCGCAAGCTTGATTAAGGCAAAGAAAGGCACGCAGTATGAATACCCGGTAAAAGAAATAAAGGAGTCCCAACCTTTGGATTATGACAGATTGTTAATGAACAGTGATATAAAATGGTCTATACCAAGTGACGCAGAGGAGCCTAATGTTTCCCATGTAATGACTGCTTATCCTAATGCTTATTATACTATTCCTTTTTATATGTTAGGACAACCGGAAATTGCAACAAAGGACATTGTAGAGGTTTTTGATACGGCTGAAAACCGATTTGAAAGTACGGAAAGTCTATTCGGAGAATATCTGTTCAAAAATATATCTGACAGGGATTTGACCATACGGATAAAAGTAAAATTCAGTGTATTCATTACGTATCAGAGACCAGGCGTATCCTTCCCGATATATATACGGCTTTCCTCTTATAATGAAAATAGTAAAGAGCTTAAAATATATTATCAATCCGCTACAATTCAAACATTTAATACATACACTGTCGATATTGATGAGAATTTGACAATATCTCCAGGTGAGATGATTAATTTCAATATAGCACTTGCAAAATCTGACCCTATATATCAAAATTTTCCCGTTAATTTTAAATTCAACAGTCTTGACACACCGTTAAATATAAGTTTTTCCGAGCGTGGAAAATCTGTAAAAATAGATTGTATCAGTCCTAAAGTATTGCTTAACCGTTTACTGAGGTCTATAACTGATAAGAACAATGTAACGGGTGAAATCGCCACCGGAGTAGATGAGCGTTTAGACATGGCGATGATAGTTCCGGCAGAAAGCATACGAGGACTTCCCAATGCCAAAATATATACATCTTATACCAAATTCGCCAATTGGATGAGCGCGGAATTTGGGTTTGTCCCTGTAATCGGTGACGAGAAGGTGACATTTGTTCATCGTGATACTTTATTCCAAGATACAGAAATAAAGGACTTGCAGGACAGCACTTCCGATTTGGAATACAATGTGAATGCCGGACTGGTTTATTCGGGGGTAAAAGTCGGGTATGACAAACAGGATTACGACAGTGTAAATGGTCGCGATGAATTCCGCTTTACCAATGAATACACCACCGGCATTACATTGACAGATAACGTATTGGAATTAGTTAGCCCATATAGAGCCGATGCTTATGGTATGGAATTTCTTGCGGAAAAAAGAGGTGAAGATACGACTGATAGCGACAGTGATAATGATATATTCTTTGTTGGAGCGTCACTTGACGGAGAAAAATACAAGCTTGTAAGGGATGGATATATAATATCCGGTGTCATATCTCCTTCTACTATGTTCAATGCCATGTATTCCCAAAGGCTTATGATTGAAGCAAACGCAAGGTATATAGGTGCTTTTGCCAACGCGTTGGAGTTTACATCATCTGACGGTAACAGTGATGTGACAATCAATGGAGTTAGCGAAAGGTCGAGCATTGTATTGGAAAACAAACTGTTCACAGTAGGAGAACTTTCCGTCAAGACCGGAGATTTGGAAATACCGTCAGACTTGAAGGGTTACATTCGGGTGGAAAGGAACGGACATATTTATAAAGGCTACGTAAAAAGTGCAAGCTATAATTATGGACGACCGGAAGCGGTAAAATATTCTTTGATAGTCAAAAGTGTGGATTAATAGATGAGGAGATTTCATATAAGTCTATCAGGCACTCGTTATTTTACAATGTATTATTTGGAATTGGTCTAAATAGTATGTATATTTGCGCATGATGTGTGAAGTTACACATCACTATAAAAGGACGAAAAGACATGGTAAAAGTTGGTGATGTTTGCCCTCTTTTTTTCTCACCTGTAAAAGATAAGTTTGGGCTTGATATGGACTATATTCAGAAGTTCCACGCTTCTGATAAAATCCATATACAGGTATTCACTAATGCTTCTGAGGAAGTTTCAGCGAGCCTGAACAATCTTGCCGCAGGAAATTCTACACCAATATCACTTTCCACATATAATCATAATGACAATGTAGTGATGTATTACGCCATTCTTCGAGACTTGGAGGATGCCGTATATACGGTTACAATCAACGAAGATACATCAGAACCTTTTATCGTATGCTCCTCTGACGACTTGTTAGAGGAAACTGTGCTTATCCGTTATTCCCATAAAAGCAATAACTCCGCTTTTGATAACATATTTTGGGTAGATGATATTCAGCAAGTATTTAATTTTCGTGTGGAAGCAGGATTTAAACCTGGAGGATATTCCCCTCGAATAGATAATGAGCAATATCGCAACCAAATGCAAGAGATAGAAGAATTATACGCAGTACCTTATGATGTATATAATCTTACAATAGGAAATTCAAACGGCGTCCCTTATTGGTTTGCAAAACACATAAACCGCATTTTATGCCTTTCTATGGTGGAAATTGACGGGACAAGATATGTCCGTTCGGAAAGTTCTGTTCCGGAAATGACGCAAGTTATTGAAGATAGCCAGTTGTTCCATATAAATATGGCTCTTGAATTACAGAATAACGATATTGCAGGTATTGGCGGCTCTCCGGAAGCTGGCTCTTCCGCCTCTTTCCCTGCATTCCTGATAGACCACGCCAAAGATGGAGAGATGTTGCAATTCAGCGCAGAAAAAGCTGCATTTACTAATGTTGATAAGGTTGAGGTATGAAAAAAAAGCTTAGTAAAATATTATGGTTTGGTGATGCTCTTAATGAAAACAATCAGGCAGCTCCCCCTGCTTTATCTCCGAGTGATGAAGAGCATTTACAAGGTCTGAATCTCGGGGAAATATATATATGCGTCGCAGATGCCGACCCAGCACTGTTCATCAGGACTTCCGCCGACCGAATTGTCTACTTTAAGGCTCTTGATATAGAGGCTTTATCCAAGTTCTTTATAAGAAAAGACAGACCGGACGAAGCTGGATTTTTAATAAAGTTCTTAGGTGGATTGTTTTCAGACTACATCCAGTCCATGAACTTTTCTTCCGGTGCTCTCGGTGAAGGCTTTGTTATTAAAGTAGACAGCAAGACGGGTAAATCCTACATTGAAGTGGACGAACTCTTTGTGCGTATCAAAGCGATGTTCTCCGAACTAGAGATAAAGAAACTCTCTTATGCAGGCGGGAACTACATGTTCACCGCTGCCGGAATGAAATGCGGAAAGGTTGAGGAACACGAGGATTTTTGGCGGTGCTATCTGCTGGTTGATGATGGGGAGACGGCTATCGAGAACCCGTTCAAGGAAGGTGACCAGATACGTTTTCAAGACTTCAATATCAAGCCGGGTATCTACGAGAATGTATCCAACCGTTATTATTGGCGCTTATGTGTAGGTGTTGGTGAGGATTATATAGACCTCAGCAAAACAGACTGTGACGCCAACAGTGGCACACCGCAGGAAGGCGACAGTCTTGTACAGCTCGGTAACCGCACAGACAAGAAGCGTCAGAACGCAATCACCTTGTCTGTGTATGGCGATGATGCACCGAGTATCCACCAGTATGCAGGAATAAATTCTTATTCTTTAGCTGGTAAGGAAGTGACGGTTATCAGTCCGCAAGGCAACAAGTTCATGGGAGACTTTATCTTGAAAACGGGAATAAACATTATGACCCAGTTTAAGATATTGGAAGATTTGATTTACTCTGAAATCTCCAAAGTGCTTGACGAGGTGCAGGCAAAGGATAATTACCTGTACAATGCGGCATTTGCAAGCAATACGAACGGTTGGGAGACAAAGAACGATGTTCGCTTCTTTACTGTAAACGGAAAATTCTTATTAGTGAATGGGGAGTTCTATTCCCGTAAGGACGCTATGGCTGCCATTATCAGAGATGGGGATAGAAACGTGCTTCGTATCCTTTCTTCCGGAATTAAACAGTCAAATGCTGATTTAGCCAATAAGCCTACCTATGAGGAAGGGGAAGAACCGAAGAAGTTCTTTATCTCTTTCCGGTATAAGGTAGCTACAGCCGGAACGCTGACAATAGGATTTCCCGGTCAGAACCTGCATTTCACCGAACGTCTTGAACCGAGTGAGGAATACGCAATGAAAGAGTATTCCGGCACATGGGACGGAACGGGCGACTTCGAGTTAAAGTTTACGGGGGATATATACATACATTCGCTGGCTCTTGCCGAAAACGCATTCGAGGATTTGTATACTAAATTAAGTTCCGAAATAAAGCAGACTGCGGAAAGTATCAGGTTGGAAGTAAAGGAACTCTCAGAAAGTAACAATCAAAGGTTCTCACAGATTGAGCAGACAGCGGAAAACCTCAAATTGTCTGTTACAAAAATAGAGGAAGATGTAACGCAGTTGGGGCTGGACATCAATGGGGTTACCGATGAACTTAAATTATATGTCAAAAAAGACGGATTAGGTTCAGAAATCAATGTGGCACTTGATAACATTTCCGTGGTTTCCAAAAATATATACTTTACCGGAAATATATCCGCCAACGGGAATGTGTCTATTCAGGCAGACGGGACAATAAAGGCTATTGGTGGATATTTTGAAGGAGAGATAAATGCAAACAGCGGGGTGTTTAAAAATGTAAGAACTCCTAACAACTCTTTGGTGATAGACGAAAATGGGAATGTTAGCATTGTCGGCAAAATATCAACCGCTTCGTCAGGTACAAAAATAGAAATAAACCCAAATTCAAACAGCATAAAGTTTTATAATTCAAAAGGATATGATGTGGGTGGAATTTCATTCCTTGATAGTGGAGTCGGAGGTACTTCTGTTACTTACCCAAGATTAAAATTAGACAATATAGCAAGTAATGGCAACTTAACTGCGTCTACAACCCTTTTTGCAGGGTCATTGTCAATGATTTCAAATTTAAGTGGGTCAAGATACCAAGTGTCTCTTGGCATCGACGGACTTTCTTTTTATAAAGATGGAAGATTAACTAAATCATACCCAAGCTCATGAAAAAGATAAATTTTAAACAATTACTGATTGCTACGGACATTACCCGTAAGCATTGTGAAAATATAGATTGTAGAGAGAATTTTGCGAATGTATTATACCGGAACGGTAACGGTATCGCATCGCATGCACTCGCTTTGAAGATATACAACTCCAATGAAGAGACAGAGTATACCGATGAAGAAGCATCCTTGATACAAGAGCATGCAAATGCTTTTTGCAAACCTTTTTTTATTGACGCGCTCAATCGTGCTATCAACAATCAACCGGAAGAAGCAACCGATAAACAGGAATAATTATGGCTTGGACAGAACAGGATTTACGAGAAATAGAAGATGAACTAAAAAAAGGTTCACAAGGTGTTGGCGATGTGCCGGAAGCGGAAAGTTTGGACGGTATCACATCTCTGCCCGCATATCAAGAAGTAGAGGGGCAGGACATGCCGAAGATTGTACGTGCCCCACTTACATTGTTAGCCGCTCCCGCTTTGGAAGCTGCCGATAAAGCAAATGCAGCCGCTACTAAAGCAGAAAGCGACGCCACAGCAGCACAGACAGCCGCAAATTCCGCTAATGAGAAAGCAGGACTGGCGGCACAAGCTGCATCCAATGCCAACGCAGCTAAAGAAGGGGCGGAAGCGGCTACCCAATCCGCAAACAACGCTGCATCCAATGCCGAAGAAAAAGCCGCAGCCGCTAATACAGCCGCCCAAGATGCCGAAAAGGTTGCCAACAATCCGACATACATCGGCAAAGACCACTATGTCTATGTGTACAACAAGGATACGGAAAGTTTCGACAAGACGGATATTTATTGCAAGGGTGAACCGGGAAGCTCTTTCCGTGTAGCCGGCGAATACGACACCCTTGAAGCCTTGAAATCCGCTGTTCCCGATGGTTCGGCAGTTGACGGGTTCATGGCTGTAGGTACGGAAGCCCCTTATGATTACTACGCATGGGTGAACGGTGAATGGGTAAGCCAGGGGAAGATTGGCGGCATAGAAGAAGCGCCAACTGATGGAAAGGCATACGGTCGTAAGAATGGGGATTGGGCGGAAGTTCCTGAGCATTTAAATCTTACATCAGAGAATTTAAACGATATAAATGGAGCGGGGTTTGCTACGCAGAGAAGCATTGTTGATTACACATCACCTGAAAATAATTATCCTATTAATGAGAATGGAGCATTGATTTTCGCAAACGCCAATTATGGTCATTCTAATCAAATCTATGGCTCTTATCTAACTAATAGATGGTTTGCAAGAGGTGGTGGTAATCAACAGGGCGTTAGGACTAATTGGAAAGAGTTTGCATTTACGGACGACGTCCTCACCAAGACCAACACTTCATCATTCACCCCTACGGGCGATTACCAGCCTGCAACGAAGGAGTATGCGGATAATATCGGTTATGGCAAAGTTATTAATGCAGATAGTGAAACTATTTCCAATGATTTAATTGGCAAGGGATTGAATTTAACTGGTGTGGATGCAGAAGAGAGAGTTAAAAGGTATTTTGGTAACCTTAGTAATTTTAGAAGTGTAGTACAAGATATAATAGAAAATCACACAAGATACTTCATTCATAACAGTAATGATTGCAGAGAATTAGGTTGTTTAAATGCTTGGAAAAATACGGGAAACACTGAGCATGAATTACATTTTATATTAACAGGATTTGGTGATGGTAATTTGCACACAAAAAGATATTCAATAAGAATCACAGAGAATACTGATAATGCAAGATTTATAATAGTAAATATCATTAATTCCGACAACCTCACCACCCTCACCAAGAAAACCGCTGCCGAGTACGAGGCTATTGGCTCTAAGGATGCCAATACAGCATATTGTGTAACCGATTAAAACAACAATTATGAGTAAAGAAAACAGTAATCTTAGAGTTGGCTCGGCTGGAGCTGGGCTGTTTGTGGGTAGTAGTCAAATCATGGCTGGGGGAGTAGCAAATTTACTAAAGGAGATTACCATTGCACCGGATTTTAATGCATCCAATACAACAAGCGTATTAGTTGCTAACCTTAGCAGCAAAGAGTTGACTTTAACAAGGAATGATGATGTTACTATCATTCCCAAACAGCACATCCAGTGGTATTCATACAGCGGAGACACGCATGTAAAATTACAGTCCAATGAGGATATTTATATTTTAACAATACTTCATATGGGAGAGACAACAAGCTATGATAAAAAAATAGGAACTAATCTTATTAACATAAATATGCCTATGAATATAGGATTTTATCCAGCCTTTATAATATTTGACAAAATATGATGAAACTAATCTTTTTAAACAGCCGGCTCGCCAAACTGATACTCTTTGGCGGCTACACAACAATCATGCTCTTCGGCTTCATCCTTACGAAGCTGAAGGAGTTGTCCGAAACGACCATACGTCATGAACGGATACATCAGAAACAGTTCTTCGAGTGCATGGAGATAGCGGCTATCCCGTCTGTATTGCTGGCGTTCTATGTCAGTGCGTGGTGGTTGCTCCTTATCCCGCTATTCTACTACATTCTGTATTTGACAGAATGGTTTGTGAGCTTCGTGTACCACCTGTTTACAGACAACAAGATTGGGGACGGCAAGGTCAATAAAAACGCTTACCGTGCGAGCGCATTTGAGATGGAAGCCAAACTCAACCAAGACAACCCGAACTACTTGAAAGAACGTAAATGGGGTGCATGGTTCAGATACTACGGCAAGATATGAAAATCCCGTCCTACTCTCACGAGCAAAACGGAATGACAGTAGTTCGCTTATTTGATAAGAGACACAAAGATATGAATAATTGACAAATGAACGATAACATGGACACAGAAGTTGTAAATGCAGCCCTTCAAACAGGAAAGGGTATTAGTGATTTCGGAATGATGGCTATAACCGCAGGTTTTTTCCTTGTGTTATCAGCCTTGTTGATGGTGGCGTGTTTCCGTTGGTTTATGAATATGGTAAACCAGCTTATGACATCACAGAAAGAGATAAACCAAGACTATAAGGACACCATGAGGCAGCTATTGGAAGAAACCCGTGCGCAGAACGAGCGGTTGAACGTGCTATCGGAAAGTCTCATGCCCGAAACGCAGCTGCGTATAAAAACGCTAAGCAATGTATTCTTCGACCTTTCCGTTGAGAAGGTGTGCCGTATTATCAAGAAAGTGCGTGAAGAAAACCATATATCAGACAAGGAAGCTACTGCAAGAAAGATACGTACATTGCTTACAAACATACACGAGGACAGGAATTCAAAACTTGACTGCTTTTCGTATCGTGGGAACAGACTTTCCGAATACACGGAAAGGAAATGGATAGAACAGGTTGCCAAAGCCGTTGAAGCGGAGATTTACAATGAAAACGGAGCGAACAACGGGAGGGCATACACGAATGTAGAGTCGGTCTATGCGAATATAAGATTAGAATTTTATCACAATTTGAATGAAAGATAAGGAGTAACAAAATGAAAAAGAAACTGATTATCGCAGCGATTGTTATCGCTATCATCGTGGGAGTTATGCTTTACATGCACTACACACCGTTTTGGGTGAACCTGACTACTGTTGTATCATTCGGTGTCGGTGTTGTTGCCGGATGGGTGGCTCGTGTGGTTTATGACAAATATTTTAGAAAGGAGGAATAACATGAGATACTTTACAATTGCAGAACTGGTTAAAAGCGAAACGGCTGATAAGAAAGCTATAGACAACAGATTGCCGCAAGAACTGCTTCCCAATGCACAAGCGTTGGTTGACAATGTCCTCGACCCGTTAAGAGAGGCTTACGGCAAACCTATCGCAGTGACAAGCGGATACCGTTGCCCCGCTCTTAATAAAGCAGTAGGCGGCTCTAAAACGAGCGACCACATGAACGGGTGTGCTGCCGATATTGTCGGTACTCCAAATACCCCGAAAGAAAACAAAAGATTGTTCAACCTTATACAAGAATTGAAACTTCCCTTCGACCAAGTCATTGATGAGAAAAACTTCTCATGGGTACACGTCAGCCACCGAAGAGAAGGCAACAGAAACCAAGTATTGAAACTCTAAAAAGTAAACATCATGGCAGCAGAAGTTTTATCATTTCAACAAGAAGAAGGCAAAACAGCGTATTACGCAACGTTTGTCAGTGACGGTAATCCCGTTACCATACAGATAAAGAACAAGGGCGGAATGGTGACTGTATTTGCCAATATCGAGGGCATGAATCCTATCCCGCTTTCCCCAAATGCCAATCAAGCCTTAGGTCCTTCCAATGTGATATTTCGTCTTATTGGCATAGCGGCAGGTATGGAAATTACAATAAGAAGTGCTACGAAAGTGTCAGAAGCGAAAATGATTAAAGAGGGATAGCCTATGAAACCAATCATTATCCCTCACATCAGCATTCCTATAATCGGCATTCCCGTAATCAGCATACTTACCATAGGGTTTCCCGGTGCTGGCGGAAATAAGCCGCATCCATTTCCTGATGAAGGGTATTTATTATTAGCCAATGACGCTCCATTGTTGTTGACTAATGAAGAGCCGATATTGCTTACAAGTAAAAATAAATAGTAGTATGGAAGAGAAAACAGAAAAAGGACAACAAATTGGACAACTCCCCAAAAGAGACGTTTTGACGGGTAATGAGCAGTTTCCATTTCAAGAAGACAGAGAAAATGGATCTATCACCCCTAACGTCCTAAAGAGTTTCATTAGTTCCGGAAAAGGTGGATATATGAGCTATATAACTGAGTATAATGTTTCCATTCATCATCCTTCATCTGGAATTGATAGTGGCAATAAATATACATTAGAAGGTGCTATTGTTCAAGTTCCGGAAGATATAAGAACAGCCGGGCTAAAAGTGTCATTCTTGAACAATAGCGGACTTGTGGAGACGTGGGAATTTGCAGGTGGAGCATTTGAAAATATCGAGAACTGGAAATCAAATGAAGATAAATTGACTGACATTAGAGATGAAGCAATCAGTAAAATAAAGGAAGTTGAAAGCGATGCTATTTCAAATTTCAGTTCCCAGCGTGTTATCCCTGATATGCTGTCCGAATCAACCAAGCAATTTATTAACGCAAGTGGTGGCGGTACAATAAATAATCTTGCGGACGACGAAGATCTTGTATCCGTAGACAAGGGGGAAAGCTTAAGTGTTTTAAAATTTGCCGACCGTACTTTTAGTCCTGACAGATTCAGCGGCAAGGGGTATAAGATATTGCGTAGGAATATTGTTGGTAGAAAGAATATTCTTACCCAGGAAATGATAAATCAGCCTGATACTATATATGAAATCAGGTATGATTTTGATTTAGATGGTAAAACCATAAATCTTCCCAGAAGGACTAAAATACTGTTTAATGGCGGTAGTTTGAGCAATGGAAAAATTAACTCAAAAGCTCACATTGAGAATTTTGGTGTTGATGGAAATTTTACATTTAAAGATGTGCAGTTCGGAGCCTACAGTGCTGTCATGGATTTATCCAGCTGTATTCTTCCTACAATAGAAAAAGATGGAAATTATGGTTATGATTTGTCGTTTGTATTGAATACGATAAATAAATGGAAAGCAGATAATTATTATAACCTTAATCTTAAGATTGTTTTCCCATGGTCAACACTTTATTTTATAAAGGAGACCATCTATGTTGATAAAAATGTTTCAATAGATTTTAATGGTTCGATACTTGTTCCGATAAATAGCCTTGATTTTTGTTTTTCTGTTTCTTCCCAAAACCGGATGTACGATGATACCAATACAGGTAAAGTTCAAGGCTCTTATATAAAGAATTTTGTTATAAATGATTCTTTTGGTACAAGATCTAAGTTTATGTTTGTTGCTGACAATCATGAGATTTCCAATGTAAAGGCAATTAAACTGTCAAATACTTTATTAACCTATGGCGGATATATCGAAGATGCTCCGAATGATGTTAACTATATTGACTTTAAAAATATACATGATATTGAACTGAGTAATGAAGTTCGGAAATTTGACGATATTGTTATCGGTAAAGGTGATGGCTGTAGGTTGGACGGTATCCATGGATGTAAGATAAAGATAGAAGGTTCCCAGGGATTTGTCGCATCTAATTGCGTTAACTGCGGTTTCGAACTGCGGGGAAGTCAGGGTGTGATAATCAATCATCATGACGAAGAGGCCAAAGGGTATATACTGACTAATTCTTCATTGACTATGGTTGCTTCAAAGATATGGAAACATAATAGGAACTTGATAACTATAGCTGATGATACAGATTACATGCTATATGGGAATAAGATTTGTGCTTTATCCAAATTAGTTCTTAATGATGTCATTATTGCCGGTTCATTGCATCTGGATTTTGGGCTAATACCTAAAACTGTTTATGATATTTTTTGGGATAATGCAAAATGTGATACCGCTCCAAAGATTATTCTAAACAACGCAAGGGTAAAGTCTTCATCCTACAGAGAATTTTTTAATACAGCCGGTGAGTGTTTACTGTCAAACGTCAGCTATACGGACATCTGCCAGCCACATGGTTACACTTCTGAGTTAAATAGTATCACGGCAAAGCCTGCATGGTTTGAATCGGATTTGGCTATAAGGGATTTGTCCGGTTCAAAATATGATGTGTTTTACCTTTATGATGATATGAGAAAGGCAGGCGTTAAACTGAACGAAGTGGTTTTTAATGCTACTCCCAAACCGTTTGAAGAGCAGAAATATATTGCGACAATATGTTTGTCTAAGGATTTTAGTGACATACATTATGGAACGTTGCTTTTTTATCACAAAAATAAGGATGTAATAGATTACAAATATTCTCTCGGATTAGATAATTTTGAATTTCATACAGTCAATGAATATTGGGACAATGGAGAGGATGGTTATCTGTTTTTTGACACCGGTAATGCCTTGAACAACCGTATTTTTAAAACATTATCTTCCTCTTTAGATAAATACAATGAGTGTTCTAAGTATATAAAGAACGGCATTAATTGTATCGCTTATTTAAGAGAGATACCTCAATATGGAGAATGGATAATAGGCGATATGGTAGTAGTTGATGGAAACACATATGCCTATAATGGAAAATTATGGTTGGATGCAAGCGGTACTCCGTCTTCTGTTGCCAGGTCAGGGGCAACAGGAGAGAGACCACAAAATGTTTTGGCTGGGTTCTGTTATTTTGATAAGACAATAAATAAGCCTGTATGGTGGAATGGTTCTTCATGGACAGATGCCAGTGGAGCTACGGTGTAATGTTTTTACTAATTGTTTAATTATTTATGGTATGATAAATAATATCTTAGGTGCGGTGGTATATCTGTCCACCGCCATAGTATTCGGTGGCAGCACTGCACTGCTGATGCTCTTTATCAAGGAGAACAGCGACCGTTGCCACTACTATAACGGCAAGTGGAACAAAATAGACTTGCTGTATGGAGTTGCCGCGATATGTGCAGGTATGGTTGTTAATCATTATCTGTTGAAGTTATGAAGAAGTTAGTGTATATAGTGTTTCTTGTGTTGACGGTGTGTTCCTGTAGAACGAGGACTGTTTATATGCCGGTTGAGACAAAGGTTCTTGACAGTGTGGTTTTCCATGATACGACATTTCAAGAGAAGCTGATACCGTACAAGGACAGCGTATCTGTTGCCGATACAACGTCATTCCTTCGCAATCCATATGCCTACAGCTATGCTTCATTTAGCAACGGGATATTGAACCATTCATTGGGTATTTATCCTCATGCTACGGTAACGGTCAAAATGCCGTATTTTATCGAAAAGATAAGAAAGATTGAAGTGCCCAAACCTTATCCGGTAGAGAGGGAGCTGTCATGGTGGGAAAAGTTTAAAATCAATTACGGTGGTGCTAGCATTTCGATAAATCTGACATGCGTTTTGTTCGTAATTGTTTGGCTCACCATAAAGATAAGAAAGAAATTAACGATGTAGAAGTTGTCTTGTAGCTGACACTCTTTCGGGGGCTTAGAGTAAAAAGAAAGCCCCCAACGAAATCACGTTGATATTGCCACATAAAAACATGATAAAGCATAAGACCCTTTCCGTTGGAGGCTTTAATATCTTCAACACGGTATCTTATGCTTTGTTCGTATATAATCAAATATTTTATGTGGCAGGGCAAAGATAAATATAAAATTCAGAAAAACTATGTGTAAGTCAGAAATCTTTGCCGAAACAATCAATCTAGTGGCGCAGGAGACCGAAATACCCGCCAGCCGAATACTATCTTCGGATAAGGATACGGAAACCGTAGACGCCCGCTATTTGCTTGTACAGTTGCTTGTCGAAAGGGGAATGTATCCTTCGCAGATAGCTCCTAAAATCCACAAGACCAAACGCGCGATAAACTACATGATTTCCAATTTCCAGGAACGTATGGAAGGCGGGAAAATGTTGAGAATATATTGGGAAAACATTAGGAAAGCGTTGGGAAACAACTGATTTCATGGCAGTATCGGTATTTATACTTTTGTGATGCGGTTGATTTTGACCGTAATACAAAATATAAATCTCTATGGAAAGAACGTATGTCTTCAATCAAGACGGGAACAACGGAAATGGTGGCGGAAGCAAATTCGACATCATGGCTATGTTGCCCAACTTGATGGGAAGCAAGGGTGTAGACCCCGGACTTCTCGCTTTACTGAACCAGGGACGTGGCAGCCAAGACCAATGGGGCGGCTCGTGGTGGTTCATCTGGATTATCCTTTTGTGGTTCTGTTGGGGCGGCAACGGCTTCGGCAACCGCTTTGGCAATGGTGGAGGTCTGCCTGCCGAGCTTAACGGTGATGTCGGTCGTGAATACCTGATGTCAGCCATTCAGGGCAATGGCAATGCCATCAACCAGCTTGCTTCTTCTTTGAACTGCTCTACCCAACAGTTACAGAGCGCCTTGTGCAACATCCAAGGACTTATCGCCAATGTTGGCAATCAGGTGGGCATGTCAAGCCAGCAAATCATCAACGCATTCCAGTCCGGAAATCAGGCTGTTCTTACTCAGATTGCAGATTGTTGCTGCAAGACTCAGAACGCCATTACCACAATGGGCTATGAGAACCAGCTTGCGATGTGCAATCAGACCAACGCGCTTGTCAACACAGCCAATCAGAATGCCCTTTCATTGCGTGACGGTGCGACCGCCAATACCAATGCTATCCTTGCAAAGCTGGACGCCATGCAGAACCAGGCATTGCAGGACAAGATTGCGGCTCTTACAGCAGAAAAAGCCACTTTGACTGCTGAAATCTCCCAACGTAACCAGAATGCTACTATCCTGAATTCAGTAGGACAACAGATTGCTCCTTTGGCAGCAGGCTTGCAGGCATTGCAGTCCGATGTCGATGGAATAAAATGCAAGATGCCTAACACTGTTCCGGTTGTTTACCCTAATATTCAAGCCATCAACACAGACTGTTTCCGTGCTGCGGCTTTCGGTGCTTACGCCGGTGATGCAATGTATGGACGTAGCGGTTGTGGTTGTAACAACTACTGGGGTTAATTCCGGTAAGAAAGGGGGTAATTATGTGGCCTAACTTTTTTACAGGATTTCCTTTCTTGTTCCCTACTATTGGAAGGGCTAATTTCAATACCCTTCCTACGGTAGCCGTAACGGTCGGCACGGAGAACGTGACTTTGGAGCTTCCTAACCATGCGTTCCGTAACAGAAGCTATGTAGGCGGTTTCTATGTCAGTCTCCGCCAGGCGATACCAGCCGGCACGACTGCTACACTCCCGATACTGATAGGGACTAACGGGGATACAAGACCGTTGCTGGCTTACAACAATGAGCCGGTGACTGTCGGCAACCTTGCCGGAACGGGTATCTACGAAATTCACTATAACAAGTACACCAACGAACTGTTCCTTGTTAACGGTGGGTATCGTCCGACAACCGCATCGACACCGACTCCGACAGCAGAAGCAACCGCTCAAAAGAGCAAGTAGTTAACATGGGGCTTTGTGGTTGTTTCCAAAATGGAAATAGCCACTCCCCTTTAAAATCAAACCAATATGTTTCAATCACTTCGTACCAATAACCAGTTGTATATACTTCATAAGGATGCTAACCCGTTTATCGAATACGGTCCGGTAGTCAGCGTTTCCGCTCCCAAGCCGAAATATCCTATGGCATCCCCTATGGGACAGTTGCCCCAAATGGAAATGGTTGTGGATGTCGTTGTCTGTATCAACGGGCAGAACACGACTTTCCAAAATCTACCTGCTGGCATGGATATAGCCGACTTCGGACAGAACGGCAATATCGTAGTGTCATGCTCTCGTGATGCGATGAATAACGAGGTCGCTTCTATGAAACAGAAAAGCATAGACATTATCAATAGCATGGACTTCCACAATTCCGTCATTGCGGGATGTGACAAGATGCTGACGCTCTTGAACCCCGAATTTGCAGAGAAACAACGTCAGGAGCAGGAAATATCATCTCTGAAAGGGCAAATGGCGGAAATGAGCAAGAACATGTCCGACCTTATGGATTTGAACAAACGGCTTATGGAACAGCTCGGAGTTGCTGAAACATCTAAAACAAAGAAATAAAATATGGGAATGTGGGAAATATTGGAAGAAGGACGCGGAGAATATGACCGTGACTTCGGTATGAGAGGCGGTAATCCTATGGAAGAAGCCTATAGAGAGGGTTGCCGTTATGGTTACGAGAAAGCCATGCGTGAGATGCAGGGCGGTGAAATGGGCTATCGTAACAGCGGTGGTTCACGCGGTGGAAGCTATAGCGGCGGCTCAGATATGGGCGAACGCCGTATGCCGGGTTACTTCCCGGAATATCCGGTTTACAACGAACGCCGCGATTCACAGCCTTACGGTGATGATATGGGCGAACGCAGACGCAGACGCGCCAACGGAGAGTTCATGTAATGGAGAGGGGATTATTCCCCTCTTTTGCCAATCACTTAAAATCAGGAAAATATGAAACAAAGATTAGATACATACGACAGAATACCGCCTGCAATGGCTGACTATCTCAGCCAGTACGGATGGCATTTCAGCAAGAAGATGTGCCTATGGGCTGTTTCCCGCATGAAGATGGAAAATAAATCTACGGGCAAGGAGGAAAAACTTGAACCAATCAGCAAAGAACAGGTAGAGGAACTTCTTAAAAAGTACAGTATAAACCTGGAGAAGGATGCAGGGTACGACAGCGTTTACGTGGCAAACATGGCGAAGTCGGATTACTACAAAAGTTCTATCACTGACGAAGCACATCTCGCATTGTTCATTAAGGATTACATAGATGATGTGGACGCTTACAATGGAATGCCTTTCACGCGGTTCTATGCTGACTGCATAGGCTCCGGCAATCCTATCATGTGGGAACAGATGATGTAGCCTATGATAATACAGGAATTTTACATACCGGATTATGATTGGGAAGTAAGGGTATATTATGCGGTGGACTGCTATTATACCGACCGTATCATCGCCGACCTTCGGCGGGTTGGATGCAGGGGGCTGGATTTGGTGAATGCCTATAAGAACATGCGCTCCTGCAATCTGAATACGGGTATCACTTACTCCAATATCCGAAACAGGCAAACCGTAATGGTTATAGCCCTTACTTCTTCCCCGGCAGAGTTTCAAAACTCTTTCGACCATGAAAAGGGGCATCTATGCCGGCATATCTCACGGGCGTTCGGCATCGACCCATACGGGGAAGAGGCGCAGTACCTTAGCGGATATGTGGGACAGAAGATGTTCCCGGTAGCGAAGAAATTTTTGTGTGAACATTGTAGACGTAGCTTATGTGGAAAATAGTACAAGCCATTTTATCAGGCAAATCACGGGAAGAAGTATATAACATGCTTTCTCCCGAACAGAAAGAGACGCTGAACAGCCTTGCCATAGCAAATGGTATAAACCGCCAACAACGTAGAAAACTTGAACGTGATGCGAAAAAGGGATTACATAGATGAACTGCTTGAATTGGCGGACAATGTCCTTTACATGGACTATTGCCGCCTTTTCCGGGTTATCCAATGGAACGTTTAGAACGCTTTGAACGAGTTCTCCATTGGGTTATACCGCTTGCCGTTTTGGTGAGGGTATTAGCTTGGTGTCTCTAATTCTTTTGCTTTAACCGTATGATTTCTGCCCCACATTACTGCGTTATACAGCGAAGTGGCATACATCTTAATCTCATCCTTGCTTTCAAGGAAATCAACCTTAGAGGCTGCTATCATAGCCTCTGCATAAATCTCTTTGTTTAAAATATTATTCTCTTTCATGTTATCTGCATTTAACTTTTGTAAGTCCATACTTAGCCAATCTTAGGTATATCGTCCTTACACTTACATTCAGCATCTCTGCCATTCTGCGGGGTGGTATATTTTCTTCCTTGTACAACTTGGTAATGTTTTCTTCCGAAAGCGGGTCTACAAACGTTTTCTTTGGCTCTGTTATCCCCATCCGTTTACGTGCTTTCGCTGCATATGCTTCATTTTGCTTGTCTTTTGTGACGTAAATAACAGTGGTCTTGTTAAGGCGTAGAGGGAATAGCCTTCTTTCCACTTCCTTGTGTTGTTCGGCAAGGCTTTCTACATCCCCGTTGACCGTAGTGTCAATCTTCTTGTATTTGTCCGGGATGCGGGAATGTCTGTCTCTGATTATTCTGTCTGCTCTTCTCATGACTTCTCTTCATTGTCTGAAAACACTAAATTTTGTACTTCTTCTTCCCATATATCTCCCTCATTTCCTTCAAAGTCAAGATATACCGTATCTTTAGGGCTTGGATTGTTGAAACTAGAAAGCAGCCCTATTACCTGCATGGGTATGGAAAGTCTCTCTCCTTGTGGTGACGGGAGTTTTATTCTCACCCGGTCACCGATTTTTAATTCTGTTATATCCATTATTTTATTATACTAAATTTATGATACCACTTGTCCGCATGGCTGAACCATCCTATAATGAATGATTTACCGAAGAGGGTTGCTTTGTATAGTTTGCTCATGTGTTTCTTTGTTCTTTAATTTATCAAGGAACTTGCTATCACCCGAATAATCCGCACCGATAGCCTTTTTGCTTTCAATAATCTGTTCCAAAAGGGTTATAGCTTCCTTTTTCACTTCTTCTACTTCATTATAACCGCAGGCTTTATCAACCAACTGCTCTATAGCCGATTTAGGCTTGGAAAGAGCCTCATTCAACTTTCCCAACCTCCAGTAGCAGTAATCAATTGTGGCGATGTGCTCTAATTTACTCATGGTTATATTATTCATTTATAATTAATTCACACCAACTATTATCGCTTTCCCAAAACCATTGATAGCCGCCAGCGTGTTTACGCTTTCCGGAACAGCAATTCCTGATATTACGGGCGCAAATGCCAGTCTTTCGTTCCGCATCGTTAGAGGACTGGAAAACACCTTGTAACCGTCCGCTCTTTATAGCTACTACTTTCTTTGCATTGCAGCCCGCTATATTAGGGTTTCCCGTTCTCCCTAAGGCTAATCCTTTAATCATACTTTCCCTTTTATGCGAAGGGATGTAATCATCCCATTTCTTCCCCTTGTTATGGGGGATACTTCCTTTCAAAAACCGCCCGTTAATAGGGTTGCGGTTTAATCGCTGTGGAGGTATATATAATTCATTCATCTTTAAATTCAAGTTTTGGGTTACTGGTAGTCTCGATATTCCTTTTCTTTGTCTTAACCATTCTCCGATAAACATCATCAATCAATTGCTTAAGCTCATTGACGTAGCTTTCCATGCTCCAGCCTTCGAGTTGACACACCATTAAATCAAATTCTATTTCTTGTAGCAGCTTTACTTTAAACCTCTCGCGTGCAAAGACATTTACCCGTTGACGCACATTACGGTTAATCATCGGGTCTTGTTTAGGTTCTTTGCTATTGGGGATAGATTTTTTCACGGGGTGATGGTTATCTGTTATGTTGTTAACATGAACATTCATAGCTTTTACAAGAATTCTTACTCCTCCGTTTAAGACGCTTTTCCCGTTTGTGTAAAAGTCGTATCCGGTCAAAGGAGAACCAGTATGCTTGTCAATAGAGAAGCCTTCAGGCGGTTTATCATAGAGTTCCCAATTCATGTATTTACTCATGGTTGTTTTCTTTCAACAAATTCGGGTTATCGTGAATATTACTAATGACTGTCATAGCATGCCATTCTCCTAAAGGTCTCATGCCAACTTTTTTTTCAAAATCGAATTGTAATGCGAATGTAGCAAGTTCTTTGTCCCACAATACAAGAGCTATATGTTGCTCACACATAAGTATGTCGCCTTCATAGATTTCCTTTTCATCCTTATCGCATAAGCCCGTGAACTGACCTAACGTCTCTGGACGTACAACTGAAACCTCATCATCGAATAATTCGATAGCTACACCTGTCTTATTGGTAATTTCATAATCACTTTGTGAGCCTTGATATATAATACATCCATTTCCAATATGAATTAAATCGCCATACACCCATTCATTATTATCAACACTTTTCCCTCTGAACTTTATTTCACGCTTCATAATCAATATCTTTTCTCGTTTTTAATCAATCAGTTCAAATTCATAAACGAATACATAGGGATTGGATTCCCATGTACCTTTGCCGGAGACTTTATCTATGAGGGCGGCAAAGGCTTCACGAGGGGTATCAAAGTCGGTGCAGCCAATCGCTCGCCAATGTCCCAATCCACAGACGCAATATTTTTTTGTTCCATCATATTCATATTGGCGAGTGTTCAGTTCAACGCCCTCACGCAGGCAATCTTCATCGGAAATGTCTTGCAACCGTTCTATCTTGATGTTGGTAATACGGATGTGATGAAGCATGAGGTCAGCGCGGACAAACATTTTATTTTTCCAACCGGGTGCGAATTTAGTTTTAGTATAAAATCCTATTCCGTCCCTATCATTAAGTGCAATTTCGGGATTCATCCCTAAACTTTCATAACATTGTGCAATGGCGACAAGTTCGCTAATTTTGTATATAGGCTTTATTTCATATCCATGAATACTCTCATAACCACTCTTCCAAAATACACTATTGCGTATTTGTTCTTTTGAAATTCTTCTCGTCATAGTCTTCCGACCATCCAATACAGCCTGGGTTAGGCTATATTTATCATTGAACATTATCTTCTTCATTGTATCTTTTTTTTAACTCTTTCAAAACAATCTCCATACCTTCATCCAGTCCTTTCTTGTAACCGGATACATGCTCACCTATGTTGTAGACCAAGCATCCTACAACGATAAGAACAACTCCTACAGCCCTATGCCAATAGGGAAAGGATACACTGAACGGTGAGAATGCCAGTCGGAAGTGACCGATGAGTAATGCTGATATGATGAATATTGCAAGAAATAAAATAAGGTTTGCTTTCATAATCAATCCTCCACTTTTTCAAAGTGCACATCTTGTTTATCTTGTCTTTCAAAATACAAGCAATAATAATTACAGCATTCCGGTCTACCATTAAAGACGCATTTATCGCATCCGTATATAAAATCGCTATCTTTTTTCACGATAATTTTTTCTCCATTATATTCAAATACCTCTCCGATTTTTCTTTCTTGTTCCATAATCAAATCTCCTCTACTTTAAAAGATAATTTCTCAAGTTTCTCAATCTGCTTACGAAGAGAAGCGATTTTCCTAATCTTCATTTCTTCCGCCTTTTTCAACGCTTCGGATTTATCGGTGAATGCGTTTTCCCCTATACGGAAGTAAGAACATAAACCATCCCTTACATATTCTCTATCTTCAAATCTACTTCTAATAATATCTGTTTCTATCTCTTTAATACCTTCTGTTAAGGCATACTTTGTTATAAATACTTTTGCCATAGTTGTAATCATTTATAAGGTTAAAGTGAATTAAGAGAGGCAGCGGACACGGGGCGAACCCAATCGTCACTGTCCTGAATGTTGTCGTATCTAAAACCGTCGCCCCAACTGAGAATAAAATTGCGTTTGTTTCCTTTTCTCGTAGAACACCAATACCAGTCATCTTTCACTGGTTGTTTTCCGCAGATAGCTAAGGCTGCATTCAGCATAACCTTATGTTCATACCCTAAGACACTCTCTTGTAGTGTAGGAATGCGCCAACTTAATCCACATAAGTCCAATGCTATGACTTTCTCAGCAATTTCGCTTCCGGATGCAGCCAATGCTTTGGTATTGCCTATTCCATCGGTATCCTTCATGCCTTCTTCTGTGGTTGGATATATCTTTCCTGTTTGCTCTTTCTCCCAATCAAGAAGAATATGGGTATCATTATCCATATCTTCCGGATAGAAGAATAAAGCATTGCCATCATGGATAATAACTACACATTGTGCCTGTTCGTTTTCTTCATGCAGTCCCCAAAATTTAGGTTCTACAAAATTCTTATTGACGGTAAAGATGAATACACCATTACCTACATTTTCTTTTGTGTAAATTCCTTTGCTCATAATAGTTATATACTTTTATTCGTTAATCATTAAACAAATCAACAGCTTTCGCAACCCAATACCATATCACGAAATAAAAAGCGTATTTGGCTAATCTTTCGCAAGCTTGTGAAGGCTCTAACCCAACAATGAAATTCCACGTATTATACTCATGTACACAAATTAGATATGATATAATGATAGAAACCAGTATATATATAAATCTTCTCATATAAGTTTTAACGCTTCTTGTATCCCGGCTTCCAGTGCTTCCTCGTAGGTGTCATATACTTTATAGCCATTCCCTTTGTTTATTTCGTTCTCCATCCAGTCGCTTTCTTCTGTTGGAACATTGAAATCACAAAAAGAAAGCTTCCATCTTTTCCCAATAACAGGTTCTACATATACATACACACCTCTTATTTCACGCAGCCACTTTTGGGCGATATACAATACTGGACACAAAAATTCAACTGATTCGTTATCTATTTCCGTACAACACGACATACTTTGCGGAAGGTCATATTTTGTAATAACCTTATTGCAGCCTATTATGTGTTCACACTTCCAAACAAATCCTTTCTCCTTCAGCAGCTTCGCTGTCTCTAATGTTACAAGTTCTTCGGTCATGGCTATTGTCTTTTCAAATTAATAATCTTCGTTTCGTAGTTGCCAACCCCCTTTTTATGGGTACGGATAATCACTATACTATCATTGAGATAAGTCACGCTTCCCTCGTTTGTACGGTGTTCTATAGGGTATTCTCCAGAGTTATTGCACCCGAATAGTGCAACTGTTGCCAAAATGATAATTATTTTCTTCATACTTTAAAGTGTTCAATCAGTTCGTTTACGGTAGCCTTGTGAATAGCGTCCAAATTCACGTCAATATCATTGTAAACCCAATAGGTAGAGAACTTGATTTCCGGGCACAGAATCCATTTATCTCCATCGGTAAACCATTGAAACTTATCTGTATCATCTCTAAATGCAGCGATAGCCAAGAAAAGCTCTTCGTTGGTTCCGCAATCAACACTATCGGTTTCGTCAGGATGTGGAATGTTACTGAAAAACTCAACACTATATAGACTATATTCGGGTCCAGTGAAAATACATAAATCTTCGTTAAGTTCCGCCCCAAATAATCTATATCCCAACTCTTCCAGCTTCTTCCGAAGCTCCGGTGTATTCTTTCTTATGAAACACGGTGTTGTAAATCCCATAGTTACTTGTTTTCAAATCGTTTAAACACTTAACAATCCAATTCTATTCAATTTCTTTCTAAAATTCTTTTCATTCAAGGCTTGGTCGTAATAGCAATCAGGTTCTATAACCGTTTCAGCTTTGGTTACAGGAAGCCCATTAAAACCAATAGCAACCTTGTGTATAATAGAAGCTCTCTTGATTTCCCCTGTTTTTCGATTAAAAGAGAACAAGATATGCCCCGGATTCTTCTTAATCCTATTGACTAATTTATATTCTGTTTGCTGCTTTTGAAGATATTCTATCTGTTCCTTAGAAAGATTATCTTTTGTTATAATAGGTACTATATCCATTTTGTTATTCGTCCTTTCTGTATCTTTTAATGACAGTCCTTTTGTTGAAAATCAATAGTTTTATCAAAGCAATAATTAGCTTTAATAGCTCTAATTTGCCGACAATGATGACGTTAATATCATAGAAACCATCTTGGCTCATAATATTATACCAATTTCGATATGGCTTAAGACACCTGAAAACAGTAGTCACATTTGTTATTTTCTTCATTATCTATCTTGTTTAAGTTCGTTCAATACCTTTTTCGCTATCTCATAGCGATTCAACTGCCAACCAGTATAAACATCATCGGTGTATTCGTCATAATGATTGGCATATACGTATGAATCCAATTCTTCACGAAAAGATTCTCCATCTAGCCCACTATCATCACAACCATCGTACATTCTCAATTCATGAGCTACTTCTTTACATTCTTGATGTGTGACGAAATCATACACAGTCCCATCATAAATATTTGTCTGACGGACATACTTTTGTCCCGGCTGTATCTTGCAAGCACAAAATTCACATATATGCTCTTTCTTGGCTGTTGGATAGGTTTCTCTTAATGTTGTTGGCATAATTATTTCTCCTTTCGATTCTTTTTTTACACATCAATTAATAGCTCGGATTCAGCACATCTACATCGCATTCATGACATAAATTGCAAACCTTTGTTTTATCTTTAACGCACATGTTCTTAGCCTTTTTCGGATAATTCCAGTCGATGGAACTGCGAATAATTGCTTTAATATGATCTAATTCCAAGCTCTCCGGACAATGTTCATTGAGAAAGTCTAAATCTTCCTTGATTAGTTTCTCATACGCCTCTTTACTTATCTTTATGCTCATATCTATCTTTTATTGAATTAATCTTCTTCCTGCAAATATAATTTCATGCCTTTTTTAGTTAAACCTAATACATGAGTATCATCAGCCCATTCATTAGCAATTCGCATAGATTCAGCAGGACAACCAGAATCAAGTACTACCTCATATTCTCCATCGGCATGCATCATCATATCTCCATATCCTGCCACAAGTTTTTTATTAAAAGCCATCAAATCACCGTAATTGTTAGCAAAGTAAATTCCTGCCTTTTCACAGTCTTTATACGCCTTTTTTAGTCTATTAAAAGCTCTTTGTTGTTCAGGCGTTAGTTCGCATACTGCATATAAATCTCCTTCCATATTAATTCCTTTCTAAATTGTTTTACGTTAACCTTCTACTGTTTTAAACAGAGTAACTATCTTAATACATCTCTTACGTTCACCCAAAGCCTTTGCAGCTTCCATTTGAGCTTGTTGATAATGACAATGCGATTTGTCGAGAATGCCATCAAGCCAATATTTTTTATATTCCTCTGTCCGGTAAGCTAATCTGAAGGTCTCTGTGAATAAAACGTTGTCTATTTCAAATTGAACAAAGAAGTTGTCTGTTTTAAGCATAGATGTTTCTTTATAGTTATTCGTTATCTAATTGTCTTTCGCAAATCCTTGATAATCCTTCAAGAACTTGCAAGGTTTAATTAATATTATCCATCAGGTAGTCTGCTATCGCATACACCACCAGGTAAAATAAGATGTTCACTCCTAGGAGAAGGAGGATGTTTAGGAGTATTCTCATCTGCGGGAAGATCCTTTCAATTCGATTACATTAAACATTTCATTAATGCGATCAGCGATATACGCACCATATCGATCCTGAATCTCTTCTATAGAAAGATTGGTCGTTATATGAGTTTTACACTCGTATCTCAATTCATATCGACATTGAAGAATATACTGCATAACATTCAACTCCGTGCCAAAATGCTTAGAAGGAACGGGCTCCCTTCCTAATTCATCAAAACAGATCGTCCTAGGAATTCCACCATTGTAAGTATACAGCTCCAAATAATCCCGTCCTTTCATCGAGAACCCAGTAGCAACATAAGAGGCGGAATCAATTCTGAATCCTCCAATGGGATAATCCCCGGCATCACGTCCTCCAATAAACCATAAGTATTTATTTAGAATTTGCATTATAGTTGATTTACCGGTCCCGTAATCTCCTGTTAGCAAAAGGCCTTTCCCAGCCCCCGAATCACCTTCTGCATAGAGAAATATATCATTCATTATCTTTCTAAAAGCCCCTTCAACTTTAAATCCCGGACAAACAAAGCGGCAGCATTCAGCAAACACTTCTGCTCGTCTCTTCTTGTCATTTATCAATGTTGTAGGTGGCAGTTGTGCGGATAACAGCTTTCCTATCGGAATCGGAGTTACCGGCCTTATCCTTGTTTCCATTTCTTGCTTGATTTACAATTTCGTTATATTTTGAGTTAATTATAGCTACGCTAAAATTCTTCAATATCCAATCATCGTGTATTGATGATAACAAACTTTGAAGAGCGTACAATAGAGAATCATCATCAACAGGCATACCTTTCTGATTCCGGGAAAAACTAATCTTCTTAAGAAGTTTACTCATTGATCCAGCGTCTTTCTCGGTCCAATAGTAATCTGTGTCAAAAGTCGATTTCACATAAGATTCAAAAACAGAACGAGATTTTATATTTATCCCCTCCCCCTCGGGGGGTATGGGGGGATTATTATTATCTATTTCTTTATCTTTCTTCTTCTTATTGCCCCTAGCCTGCCCCAATTCTTCCATTTTTTTAGCCATTTTTTCAGCAGTTGCCCTTAGCTCTGCCCTTAGCTCGCCCAAAGCATTGTTTAACTCACTGATTTCTTTGTTGTTATCTATGCCCCTACCTATGTCCTCATCCTGGCCTTTGACAGGATTATACTCATCATAGTTGCATAAAGTTATCACAGTCATGCCTTGTTTGTTACAAGTCGTTATCATGCCTCTCTTTTTCAGTTTGGCAAGGAAATAGCGTACTTTCTTTTCAGACCATTGCCAACGCTTCATCAAAAACGATATAGATGCTGGATATTGACCTCTTGAATAAGAGATTTCCCGACCTCCGATGAGTTCGCTGTACGCCTTGTCGGTTGCCTCAAATCGTGCTGACTGAATCAAGTCAAGCCACGCTTCGCACTCCGAAAACTCACGGGCTACCTTCCACATTTCATTCGAGAAAAACCTGCGGCTTAGCCTCAAAAATCCTTCGTCCATAGTTAGAATCTCACGTTTGTTAATTGTCTTCCTTTAGAGCAAACTACCCATTTACCATTACCGCTATCAAACAACCGTAAATCAGAGACTTCGCCAAAACGTTTGATGTTACCACATAAATCCACAATCCAGCCACATTCTTTGGAAGGATGGGGGCGGATAGCCCGACCGACTATCTGATACCACATAGCAAGTGACATCGTAGGACGTGCCATAACAACAGTGTCAAGTTCCGGATAATCAAAACCCGTAGTCAATACTCCGACATTCGCCACTACTGGTATTTCCCCTGTTTTGAAATGTTGGAGGATCATTTCACGAGTGGCTTTTGGAGTGTCACCGGATACAATAGCGCAACCAGGTATTGACATCGTTAACCGTTCTGCTTCTTTCAAGAACCGAGTAAATACTAAAATGCCTTTTCTCTTACCACCTGCTTTGGGATTCATCAGTCTTTGGACAATATGGACGAGATAACCGTAGAAGTCTATCCGTTCATATTCTCTTTGAACTGACTTATCCGTATAGTCGGCACCGGTGGTATTTACTTTCAGGTTAAGTTCATTCCATCCTGAAGGATTCATAGGATAATAGTTTAGCTTCGCCAAGTAGCCCATATCTAATAGGGTTGATACCTGTACATGGTAAATGACCTCTGAAAAAACATGAGGCTTTGTCCGGGTGATGAATTTCAGCATAGAACCGAAATTACGACTAGATGATAACCGATAAGGCGTAGCTGTTAATCCAAGAACCTTGCATTTCAATATAGAAAGAAAGTCTTTGTACA